TATCTATTATTATCTAGATGCTCCTGTTGCCACTTCAACTCCAAGGACCTTTTTTGTTTGTATAGGTCTTGTATCATCGATAACCTCTTCGTAAGTTATTCTATTTAATCCCGAATGATAACTATCTCCGAGATATTCCCATTTTATACTTTTTTCTCCAAGTTTGTCAAGTATAGATTTTTCCACACTTATTGCTGTTCTTCCTCATGTTCAATAACAAATTTTGAGTAGTAGTCATAAGCCCAGATAGTAATAAGAGTTTTTTTCATGGTTTTGTCTTTCTATTTGTTAATTGTGGCGAGACTATGTCCCGCCACAAAAAATTACGATTAACTTGCTCCTGAAGATCCGAAGATACCTCTATAGTCAGATACACCGAATCTGTATCTTTCTCTAGCTTTGTATCTTACGTTTCCAGTATCAAAATCACCTTCCATTGCTGTTCTAATAGGTGTTCTTTCAAAATACTTCATTCCGTTAGGAACATCAGTAATGAAGAAGTACGCATTAGGATCAGTTAAGAAATTGTTCACTCTGTAACCTTGAGGAACCATTCCCATAGAAACGATTGCATTGATATCGTTATCAGCAGTGCCAGTTCTACCTTGAGACTTCATAAGTCTTTCAGCTTGGAATTGAAGCTCAGAAGGAACGATCATTTTCATTCCTCTAGCATCAATTTTTAGACCTCTTTCGTCAGTCATTGCAGCGATGTCAATTAAAGACTGCTCCAATGAAGTTTCGTTAAGGTCAGCCTGTGTAGCCAAAGTATTTGACACAGTTCCAGCGATCGTTGGGTGAGTAGTTGCAAACAAGTTGCTTCCATCTCCAGAAGTGAAACCACCTCCGAAACCATTGATCAGTGGATTTACTGATTTGATTTGTTTAGTATTCGCCATAGATCTAGCTAGCGCTTTTGTATATCTAGACGCAAGTCTATCATACAGGTTGTCCTCAATCGCTTCTTCAGTGATTGCGAACGCTAGCGCAACAGTTTCCATAGTGTATCTAGCTGTGTAAGTCTCTTGAGCATTGTCAAAAGTTACGCCAGAACCTTCAGGTTTAACTGCAGCATTAGCAAAACCAGATAACATAACTTCTTCTTCAAACGCTCTGTCTGAAGTTTCTGTTGTGTAGATCTCAGCATGCTGATTCTCATAACGTTTATATTCCAGTCCGAATAGTGCATTCAGGCCTGGTTCTAGTTCTTTAACTAGTTGTCCTCGTGATATAGCCATGTTTTTTCTCCTATTCTAACTATTATATTCCTGCCGTAGCAGAGTTGTAGATGTGTTCGTTAATCATCACAACCCAATTCAAATAACCAGCGCCAACTGTACTGTTGTCGATGTTAGTTGATGGACCTATGATTTTTAACTGACCACTTACTGTTGATAGCGTATTGTCATCTAACATTGAGTTAGAAACAAAGTTCGCTGCAACACCAGCTGAAACAACGATATCCGCATTCATGAATACATCAGTCTGCGCTGAAGCAGTTGATATATCAGTTTGGATTTCGAATCTTTCATACGGGTCGTCACTTACGAATGCTACTATGTCAGAAGCGTTAACTTGTGCATAGTGGTTAGCAAACGTAGGTTTACTTGTATTTGGGTCTGTGTAGAAAACACCATTAAGTGATCCAAGTAGTCTGTCTCCAGCTGCAGCTTGTTCGATAGTTCCGCCAGCTACTGGTTTTACAGCATCTTGAAAATAGATAGTAGTCGCATAGTTTGCAGCGATACTATATTCACTTAAACCTTGGTTGTCTCTATTTTGACCAACTTTTCCGATCGCTCTTAGACCGAAAGGTTCGTTTTTATTTGCCATAGAGGCCTCCTTATAAATGTACCTGCCCTTGCGGGCCTCCAGTACGGGTTAAATGAACTTTAATGGTTAGGAAATTGTTTAAGATTTCTTTGAGCCACCAAAAGTTACACGAGTCTGTCTATCAATATCGATAGGCATACTTGGGTGCTCTTCCTTCATCAGATCGTTATCCATAGCTTTGACTTTTTCGTTATGTTGTGACGAATAATAGTCTTGTCTTTGTTTAACTAACTCTTCAGGTATCCTAGCGAGCAGTAGGCCGCCAACTCCGATCACTCCTGAGTATTTCCCGTCTTCAATGACTGGAAATTGTG